TCAGAAAAGAATTTTAAAAGAAAAAGGATTATTAGATGAAAATGATGAAATTAATGATGAAGATTTTAATAAATTAATAGAATTTGCTATGGCAAATAAAGACTATATAATAAAAAAGGAAGAACTTTAAATATAAAGTCCTACCAAAATAGAATACTTCCGAATATTAACTTCATTTATATTTAAAACTTCTAGTAATTCGGTATATTTATGTTTCAACTTTAACACCCCTATTATATGATACAACAATAAAAATTTGGGGATGCGCAATCTATGCGCATTGTATAAATTGGAAATAAAAGGAGATGTAATTATGAAATATTGCACTAATTGTGGGAATCAACTAAATGATGATGAAAGATTTTGTAAATTTTGTGGAAATGATACAAGTATTATAAAGCAGGACAAACCCAAGAATAATGATTTTTCACTTAATAGAGTTTTAACTGTTGTTTTTCTTTGTATTGGTTTTATTATACTTATGTGTATTATAATACCTACAGATGATAAAGAAGACGAAATGAAACCAAAAACTAATTATAAGTTTAATGAAACAATATCTTGTGATAAGTATGATATTACCTTTAATTCTTACAATATAAAAACTTATAAAGATAATGATTATATTATTGACGGAGAACAATGGATTGCCTTATATGTCACAATTAAAAATACAAGTAATAATGATATAACGTTTTATGAAAGTAATATAGAATATATTAACAATAATGGGGAAATAATATCTAGAATGCCATTGACAGTAGATATATGGAAAGGTGAAAGATTAAATAGCCCAGAATTAATAAGAGGTGGAACAAAAACAGGATACATTGTTTTTAGAGAAAATTTAAATAAAATTGATAATATAAGTTTTAGACTAAATTGTTCATTATTTGGAAATACTTATATAATTACAAAATAAAAAAAAGACTCGTGCTAGAACACGAGCCAAAATGGAAAAAAACTACCTACCACGATAAGAATCTTTCCTATTTAATTATAGCATAGGCAAGAGTTTTTATCAATATATTTAAGAGAGGAAAATGCCTATGTTAGTAAATGAAATTTTAATATATTTAAGAAAATCTCGAAAGGATTTAGAATTCTTTAATGAATCTATTGAGAAAACTTTGGAAAGACATCAAAAAACATTACAAGAGTTTGCAACAAAAGTATATGGTTCACCTATTCCAGAAGAAAACATACTAAAAGAAGTTGTATCAGGAGATACAATCGCAGATAGACCACAAATGCAAAAATTATTATCTTTAATAGAAGACAATAAGTATAAAGCAGTTCTTGTTGTAGAAGTTGAAAGACTTGCTCGTGGTAATACAATAGACCAGGGAATTATTGCTCAAACATTTGAATATACTAACACATTAATAATTACACCAGAAAAAATATATGATTTAAGCAATGATTTAGATAGATCATTTTTTGAAGATGGATTATATCAATCAAGAAAATATTTACTTTATACAAAAAAAATATTATCTCGTGGAAGATTTCAAAGCGTAAAGGAAGGTAAATTTGTCGGTTCTATTACACCATATGGATATGATAAAGAAAAAATAAAAGGTGAAAAGGGATTTAAACTAATTATAAATCCACAAGAAGCAGAAGTAGTAAAACTAATATTTAATATGTATATTGATAATAATGGAGTTCAAATTATTGCTAACAAACTCAATAGTATGAGTATAAAACCAAAAAAAGGTATTATTTGGACTAGTGCTATGGTAAGAAACATATTAATCAACGATACACTTAATGGAAATTTAACATGGAATAAAAGAAAAACCATTAGCACCATTGTAAATGGAAAAGTAAAAAAAACTAATCCCATATCTAACGATTATTTTTGTAATAAAGGTTTACATGAAGCTATAATTGACGATGAAACATGGAATAAAGCACAACAAAAAATGAGGCAAAATCACAGAGCAAAGCCATCCACTGAAATAAAAAACCAATTAGCAGGAATAGTAAAATGCAAAATATGTGGAAGAAATATGATAAGAAGACCTTATAATAATGGATATAAAGATACTTTAATGTGTCCACTTCCAGGATGCAATACTTCTTCCGATTTGGAATTAGTAGAATCAAGACTAATAGAAGAATTAAAAAACATACTAAACAGCTATAAAAATGATTACATTGATAAAAAACAAGATAAAAAGCAAAATTATGATGTATTAATACATTCTTTGGAACAAGATATTGACGATTTTAATAAAAAACTTGAAAAAATTTATGTTTTTTTTGAAGATGGAACTTATGACAGAGAAGAATTTAATAACAGAAGAAATGATATAAAACTAAAAATTGAAGAAAAGAAAAAGAGCATTAACACGTTGTTAATAGAAAAGCAAAAAAAAGATAGTTGTGACTATAGTTTAATGATTCCAAAACTACAAAATGTTTTAAATTTATATAATGAATCTGAAATAACAATAAAAGAAAAAAATGAATTGTTAAAATCAGTAATTGATGAATGCTACTACTATAAACAAAATGGTGGAAGATGGGATAAAGATAATATAAAAAATTTTGTATTAGAAATAAAGTTAAAAATATAATGTCTACACTCTATGTTCTAATGAATAGAAACATTGAGTGTATCAATGAAAGGAGATACACTAATGAAAGTAAAAAGTATAATGCCAATAAACCAATTATATTCAATTACACCAATACCATATTGGCATAAGCATCATATATTTGAAGGAAAAAATAGAAATAATAGCGAAAAATACGGATTATTTGTATGGTTAAAACCAGAAATGCACAACATGAGTCCAATGGGAGTTCATTTTAATAAAGAATTTGCACAATATTTAAAAAAAATTGCGCAAACCGCATTTGAAGAACATTATCCTGAACTTGATTTTATTTCTATATTTCATAGAAATTATAAATAATATTATAAAAAGAATAAGGACGCCACCTTATTTTTTCTTTTTTTCTATTGTGACCGTATAGCCATATTTTTTTGCAATTTCCATAAATGTTTTGAAACTCATTGTTGAAACCCCATATTCCCAGCATTCTATTGTGGCTTTACTTTTATTTAATGATTTAGCAAAATCTTTTTGCGTTAATTCAGACCACTCTCTCAACATTTTGAATATATCTTTAATAGGATAATCATTTGCTACAACTTTCATAAATTTTTTCCTCCAAAATCTCATAAAAAAATAATACAAAATAAAAATTATAAAAAGTAATGAAATCATAACGAGATTATGATATTATTGTCATGTATTAATGTTTACATTTTATTCAGGGGGAAAAAATATGAACAATAAGTTTAAAATAATAATAGTTGCTTTTAACAATGCAATTAAAAAAATAAAAAACGATAAAGAGTTTCATACTCCACTATCAATTCAATATCTTCTCACAAAAAAAAGACCTAAGGATTAACCTAGGTCTTTCACGTTTTTCCAACTATTCTTTATATAATTTTTCACCTTTTTCCAATTTAATATAAAAGGATCCTGTTTCATTTGCAACAAACTTTTTTAAATTTGCAACAAAATCACTTGTATTGTAGCAGTTGTTTAGTTCTTTAGTTAATTTATCTATTTCGATTTTTTGTTGCTCTATAACCTGTTTTTGTTCTTCTAGTTCTGTATCTAATCTGCCTATCTCTGAAATTAAATCATTAATATCATTTTCAAGTTCTTCAGGTTCTATAGATTGTTCTTCTTTCTTATAAAGAATAACATCATCTTTTAAGTAAGCAACCCAACCAAAACCTACATTATACCAAGTATAGCCATTTGCTTCTTTTGTTTCAGTATAATCATAAATACCATAATCAATATAACCTAATACAGTTTGGTTAGTTCCTGCACCTTTACGAACTCTTAATAAAGAACCAACTATCTCTAATTGGTTTTTAGTTGTATCTCTTTTTGCTTGTTTAGATGTTCCTACAACTTTAGTAAGAATTGTATCACTAGAGTTTTTTTGGTCATCAAATTGATAAGTATAATCTAATGGGTTTACTACATACTTGCTTCTGTCACTTATATTATATTTCCAATTTTTTGGAACTTTCCACATTTCATAATGTAAATGAACTGCATAACCATAAGTGCCACCCATTATTGCAATTTGTTGTCCCCTTTTTACTTTATCGCCTTTTTTAACTTTAGTAGAACTATCTTTTAAATGCAAATATCTACTACACAAATCATAATTACTATCGTATGAGTGCCTAATAACAATGTAATTTCCTGCATTATTAGCTCCTGTTGATTTGCCTAAATCTATAACAGTTCCATCATTAATTGAATAAATAGGAGTGTTGTTTTGACCACCATAACTATTATTCCACCCAAAATCTACTCCCTTATGTGGATTAGATTTAGAATAAGGGCTACTAGTTTCCTTGTATTTACAAGTTATGCCATTAAACTCTAAAGGCATTTTATTATATTTCATAATTACACCTCTTTATCAGTTTTTTCAAAAACTATTTCATTTTGTCTAGGAATTTCAACGACCTCTTGCATTTTACCAAATGAAGTGAATATTTTATTTTCAAATGTTTTATAAATCATGTCTGCACCTAGCCAACTAATTAATCCTACCCATAAGCAATTATAAATATCTAAATCGCTAAATCTTAATGCAAATGCAGTTCCAACTAGCATTGAAATTACAAAACCTATTAATGCTAAATATCTTTTTGTTTTTAAACTTTCTTTAATTTTTTGTATAAATTCAGTAGTTATTATAGAACTTGCTATTGCTACTACTAAAACTTGTTTTAACATTTCAAAATCTAACATATTTATTCCTCCACTTCTTCATATAGTTCCTTGCATTGATCCAATGTCGTAATTTGCTTTCCTACATAAATTATTTTTGTTTTATATGGTTCAATAATAGTTCCATCTTCTAAAACTTCACCGTTATCATTTTTATCTTTTAACATATAGCCCTCATCTGCTATTAATCTATTATCTGTTAATTTCATATTAACTCACACTCCATCCTTTATTTGTAGCAATAGCAATTTCTTCTTTTGTTAGTTTGGCAAGATTAGTTGAACCTAATACTAATTTTTGAGTTTGAACTCCTGCACTTGCTATATCATATAAGTTATTTATTACATTCATTAAACTATCGTGTGTCAATTTATTAGAACTATTTAATTCTAAGGTGTATTGATAATAATTTGCACTTTGAGATGTTAAATATGCTTTTCCTAAATTTTCAAAACCACCAAATTCTTCTAAATATATACCATTAGAAAACATATAATTCACTCTATTTACTTTACCAAAATCGTATTTTGGTATTTTATAAAACCAACTATATTGGAACATTCCCTCTGCATTTGTCACATTTGAAGTATTCATATTTGGAGCAATTCTATCAACAATATCTCCTTGTAAATTAGCAAACATATATGACATATTGGTTGCCTTACTTGTATCCCATTTTTCTATTATTGACAAATCAAGATTTCTACAATATTGAAAAGCATAAGAAAAGTTTGTCACATTTGAAGTGTCAAAAACAGGTAATGTTTTTAAACCATAAAAATTTTGAAACATTTTATTAAACGAAGTATAAATACTCGCATCAAAATTAGGAATAGTTTTTATGTATTCAATTAAAAGACCATAATTTCTTAATCCTGAAAAATCCCAATAATCATCTACATTACCACCACCACTTTCAATGCTTGCAATTTCAGTATCAAATGAACTTGCAGAAATTGTATCAGTTGTTCCCTTTTTTTCTCTTATTGCTTCTGCAACATCTGTAAGAAAATTACTTAATGTATCTGTCCTTGCCATTAATAATCACTCTCCAATGCAGTTGTAATGTTTGTTGTTATTGCGTCAGTTATAGCATTATCTACATATTTTTTATTTACCAAATCATTGTCATTGGTAGGAGTTTGGCTTGACCTTGGAAGTGTAGAAAATGTCTTTGTTCCACTAATAGATTGATTCCCCATTGTTCTTACAATAGTTGTAAAATCGTATGTCACACCATTCCAATTGTTATATTTATCAACATTATAAACAATCATATAAATATTAGTTGATGCAGAACTACTAAAATTATGAAATAATATTAACGAAATCGCATCATACATAGTTGTTTTTGAAACAATATAAAACCCTCCTTGATTAAGTTGATATGTTCTTGTAAAATCTTTTGAATATCTAACTTTACCCTCCAAATAATATATTCCATTGTTCAATTCATTTAGATTAATAGGGCTTTCATCTGTTCCAATAAATCTTTCTGTTTTTGGCATATTATCAATATAATTTTTATCATAATAATTCATTAAATCTGCAACTTCGTTTGTTATAAAGTCACTATCATTTTCTAATTTGCTTATTTTCAAAGGAATACCTAATTCTTCAAGCGTTTTATTTCCATTAAGTTCTACATCATTAATTCTAGGTTTGTTTTTTAGTTCTGTATAATCTGATGTGCCACCAATATCAATCATTTTTTTATAAGTTCCATCATTTGACAAATACTCATCTCCATTACCAGTATTATCTATAACTGATAATTTATCTATATCTTCTTTTGTTAAGTTTCTAACATAATCAGGAATTGTTGGATCTATTGCAACATCCTCGTTCATTACAACAATTTCTTCTTCTGTTTCATCTTCTATTACAATAATTTCTTCTTCATTCATAATTAACCCTCATTATTTTTGTGTGTAATTTCCTCTGTAATTTCTAATTCATCAACAATTAAAGTTTTTCGCTTGGTGCTATCATATATAATCTCAATATCATATTTATAATTTCCATATGCTAAATTATCAGTATCTTCTGGAAGTATTTCAATATGATAATAATTATCATTAGTCGTATAAGTTATTCCATTTTCTAGTGTCTTTTGAAAAAGTGCTTTTTCTTTATACTCATTTTCTTTAACAGTAAAATACATCTTATTAGGTAAATCAGTTATTACCTCTTTATTTTTATTTTTTCTTTGAAATTTAAATAATTTATAATCTCCTCTTATTATTTCCATATAATAAAACTCCTTTCACTACACAAAAAAAGAGCTATTTTTGCTCTTTAATTTTTTATACTCTTCTGCAATAAACAAAAATTCACTATGAGTAAATCCATTTGTTTCTCCTAATTTATCAATTAACATTTCATATTTATCGTGAAAATGAAATATTGTTTCAAATTCTTGTGTTGTATGAAGTTCTCCTCTTCTTATAGAACTGGCGAACGATAATATTTTATATCTCAAACTATCTTTTTCTGATATATAAAAATCGTGTTTTAATTCTTTTAATGTATCAGTAAGTTCTCCATACAGAAATGTTTTTATTGCCTTTGGTATGTATAAAATTATTTTATTTAATATCGTCTTCATTTTTTATTCCTTTCTATTCATTGTTTATTATGTAATCGTTTCCTAATGGTATTGCAAAATATGAACTAAACCATTTACCTGTTTGTCCATTTGCAGTAGTATGGGGTTTCATATAAATAGATATATGTCCATCCTCTTGTCCAACAAAGAATCCACCATAAGAACCATTTGCACCTACCGCACCATTCCATACCCTACTTCCTGTTATGGATTCAACATTTGTTATTGGTATTCTAGCAATTTCAATTTCATCACTTGTATTAATAGTAGAAGTTGCACCAACACCTATAAATATATATAAAATATTGTCTTTAACTCTCCATTGATTTCTTGTATATGCACTTTGTGTTGTTCCTATATATGTTGAATTTTTCCAAGAAAAATCTTGCCACCCTGTATCATTAAATAATTTATCAAAGTCAATCCCATTTACGAGAACCTTGTTCCATAATTGAACATTGTAATCGCTTCGTGACTCATCATACATATCTCCAATTGCCATTTTGTTTCCAAATATCGCAAATGCAGGAATACCTGCTTGAATAACATAACTATATTCAACTTTTGATAACTCATCACTTACTTCAACCTCAATATTGTAAGAACTTCCAATATCAAATCCATTGTCTGTATCTCCTTTAATCAAACCACTAAATGAATATTTATTATTCTCAATAGTAGGTGTGATTATTGTTTCACCTGTTATATATTCACTATCATTTGTCTTTTTGTATTTGTAAGATACTTTTAATTCATTTTGTTTGTTTCCAAAATCACATTCAAAGAAATCTCCCTCAAAAGATATACTAACTTGCTCTGTTACATTGTCTATTCTTTCATTATCTTGATTTCCTTTTGTTAATTTATAATATTCAATAAAATTTTGAATAGGTTTTGTAAGTAGTGTTGAATTTCCTCTTGAATCTACTGCATAAATCGTTATTGAATTACTTGCATGATTTTCTAATATTATTTCATTAGAGCCAGTATTTTCAATCAAGTTATTATTAATATTCCAATACTTAATTG